CTCTGCGACACTTGAGCAGAGTCGCGCGAAAGGTGGTGCCTTTGCCTACTACCAAGCCCGTGCTTTCAGTACTCAGGTCGAAAACACGGACTTGACACCCTTGGGGTCCATGCCATTCAAAGACTGGACTCCCCCTATCTCCGAAAACTCCTCGCGAAAACTGGCCATGGAGGCATGGTCAGCGATGCACAAGGACCCGATGAACATGACGTTCGACGAGTTCGCAAGACAGGCCAATTCCTTCGAGAAACCGTTGGTGTCGGTCCAAGTAGGAGAGGAAGGGATCCCCGCCATCGACGAGGATTGGGATGTAGGCACCCAGGCTCTTGCGAGTGAGAGAGTCATAAATGCACTGGCTGAGGATGACCTCCTCCAGTACATCAGGAAGCTCCCCATCCCAAGGATGAAACCCCTGCTCCTCCGTGAAAGAGGGCAGAAATTCCGCCTGGCCACGATTTCTGAAGCTCCGTTGGTCGTTGCCGGCCAACGGATAAATCGTGTGCTACTCACCTTATTGCGCCACCTAGAAACAGCCAATTATGCACTCCGGGGACAAGAGGATGTCCCTGAGTTGATTAAGCGCGGTGTTGACACATACGGTGGCAATGACGACTTCGAATTCCTGTCGGCCGACCTATCTGCCGCGTCCGACTACCTGACCCACCAAGTGAATCAAGCAGTCTGGACGGGCATCTGGGAAGTCCTCAAGGACGAGTTCCCAGCCCACTACCTATGGGTTGGGCACGCCCTCATCGGAGAAATGATCCTCGACCAAGAATCATTCCCTGCTGGGCTCGAAGCCTATCAGGGCAGGACGAGTAAGAGGGGGGCCCTCATGGGGCTTCCTCTTGCCTGGCCTATCCTGACCATTGTCAACGACTGGGCCGCTACACGCGCAACACCACCCGGAAATGCAAAATCGTTTGTCACCTGTGGAGACGATATGGGTGCGGCTTGGACAAAGTCCGCATCAGAGAAGTATTTTGCGAACCTGGAACGGATTCGCTTGGTGCCGAATCTCGCAAAGTCATTCCGCTCGGAAAGCGGTCTGATCTTTGTGGAGCGCCTCTTTCACCTCGAACCAAAAGCCCGAGTTGAAAAGCTACCCCAACTCCCAAGCGGGCCGGGGGCAACCCCGGTACCCGACCCAGAACCAACAATAATCCTCCACCGACGGATCAACCGTGTCCCACGACCCACACTGTCTGCAATAGCCAGTGCGAAGAACGTGTTCAACGAGAAATCAACCGCACCAATCTGGCTTACCCTGCCGGCAACACTACAGAAAGAGTACAACGATGCAGCGCCTGCATGGCGGAAAGAGAGAAC